AATCCGTAAAGGAGCTGCAAACATGGCGGCTGATGCTATTTCAGCAGTGGACAACCGCTTAATGGGTGTCCCTGGTGTAACCAACGCTGCGATTCCTTTCCCTACTCAAGGAGTACAACGTACTGCTGGTAAAGCCGCTGCTGCTGGCCTAGTCCCAGCTTCTGCTGCGACCGCTGCCCTTGGTGGCGTTGCTGCAGGACAAGCAGTTGGTGCTGTTGGCCAGATGATTGGTATTGATCCAGAACTTCCTGGTTCCAGTAATACAGTCAATTCTCGTTTGAACATGCAAGGTATGAACTACCTTCCCATGTATTGATTAGCACTTAACATATTTAAGACTGCTAAACTTTTAGTTAGATAGGGTAATTGTTTTGCCCGAATCTTTCGTTTGACAAACTTACTATCCGTATACGGAGGATAAACACAAGTGTTTTTAGATAACGACTTTCCTAAGATTTTAGGTGCGGAACTATACCGTCCGCATCCCGCTTATGTCTGTGAAATGGCTGTCGAGCCTGTAGTCGTACATGACTTCACCTCGCAGCCCGGCCAGACCGTGCAGCTGGATCGCTATAAGTTCTGGGGAACTCCTGGTACTAAGGATTCACGCGAGCGTATTGCTGACCAGACTATTGGTACAGCTAATAGCCGTAACATCACGAAGGAGAAAGTCCTTGTGGTGCTTAAGGAATACACCGGCCCTGCGGACCCAGGTGATCCTACCCAGCCTTCAACTTTCAAGATTGCTCGTGAGACCCTGGTCACCGCGCAGCGTTTGCTGCTCGACACCGGCAACCTGAACATGTTCCACCAGTCCATCGGTAGCTTGACGCTGCTTGATGACTACCGTCGTTGGCGTGACCGCGTCTTCATTGACGAACTTGCAAAAGCAGAAGCACAAGGTCAAGCTTCTAGCCTCCAAGGTGGTTACTACTTCGCTGGTGACAAGGTTAAGGATTCAACCGGCCGTATTTCTTATACAGCTGCTGAGTACACCGCACAAGTCCAACAGTTCTCTGTTCGTACCGACCTTCTCGAAGTTGTAAAAGATCTTCGTAAGCGCAACGTACCTACCTTTGCTGATGGTCTGTATCGCTGTATTTGCGATCCTACCTTCATGATGCACTTGCGTCGTGACGAAGACTTCCGTGAGATTGCACGCTACGCAGGCAATCCTGGACAAGGCATGTACATGGCTAACCCCATGATGCCTAACAACTCCAGTTTCTACATGGGACCACAAGCTGGTCAGGGCTACTTCCTGGCTGGTGAACCTGTGATGCCTACTGGCGTTCAGTTTGAAGGCGTTAAGTTCTTCGAGTCAACCAACTTCCCTAACAAGGCTGTAACAACATCATTCGATGCTGGTGCTAACTACGCCTCTGAAGAAGTTGCACAAGGTTACTTCTTCGGTCCTCAGTCTGTTGGTGTTGGTATTGGCGGTCCTAACGCACAAGTACTCATCAACAACAACGATGACTTCTCTCGCTTTATCATCCTGATTTGGCAGCTTTATGCTGGTTTCGAGGTCTTGAACAAAGACTTCATCACAACTGCATTCAGCTACCTCTCCGATGACGGCGTGGTCTGATCATAAATAAGTTAACCTCTATCAAGAAAAATGGCATACTTATCTGCTAAGAAGATCTTCCCAGGTGATATGACTGAACCCCTTAACGGGTGGTATCAGAATATCGACACCAACGGTGGATCACAAAACAATGCCTCTGCGGCTGGCCCGACTTCGGTCTTGGCCAACCCCGGCTGGCAGTTCTATCAACTGCGTGGCTACGTGCCCGTTACCAACACCTCTGGTGCTGGCTACGTCACCGTGGGCGATGTCATCATTCCTTCTCCTTACAAGAATGATGAAACTCGTGTAAACATCACCGGCATGACCGTTGTTGCTGACACCGACCGCCCTGCTTACGTTTATCGCACTGCTGTTTCCGTAGCCTCTGGCTGGGGCGACGGACGTGTCTCTCTTGACGGCATCCAGACCTCTGGTGCTACTCAGGTAATCGGCTTCGGCCCTGGTACAGCTACTGCTCCTGTGAGTTTCTCAGGTGTGGTTGAAGGCGCTAACATCACTGCTGTTGCTAGCGAACTTCCTGCAGGTACTGGTGGTTTAGGTGCTTGTCCTCTGGACGCAGCTATTGAGTACGAAGTTCTTACTGCGAACACCAACTTCCGCGTCTACTCCAAAGCTCAGACTAACTCCACTGCCACTAATGGCGGTTGGGCTATCTCTAACGCTGACGCAGCTGCTGGTCGTGCTGGCTACATCCTTTGCGAAGTTTGCTTCGTACGTCAAGATGTTCCTGTCGATTACGACGAGCTTGAGCAGTATCTCCCTTACAAGATCGCTTCTAACTATCCTGGTTATTGATATTTAGGGTAACATGGGGCTAGTTAATAACTAGCTAGTCCCAATGCTCTTCAAACACAATAAAACCGGAGTTAGGTTAAAGATTGTATCTGAATGGGATGAGGGCGATTGGTTCATGGTCGAAGACCAAGACGGTCGTATCTTCACTGTTTACAAGACAGAAATCGTCGAAGACAAGGAAGCATCTAAAAGAGTTAAAACTCTTCAAGTAAAAGATGCAGCCAAAGGAGACGAGCCTCGTAAATTTCCTACAGATGTTCGGCTTAATGTCAATGGAGCTACGGCTCAAATGATTGCCGATCATATCAAAGGAGTCGGTCTTAAAACTGCAAAAGAGATTAAGGATTTACAGCTTTCTTTGTCAGGCGAAAGGTTCACTAGCCTTGAGCAGTTAAAATCGATTCCTCGCGTAGATTGGGATTCAGTATTTGCAGCTGATCTAATCCGCGTCTAATGGTTAAGCCCCTGTAGGGGCTTTTCTATTATGTGTGCAGATTATAATTAACAGATACTGACGGTGCATTGTGCAGTTATCTGATTTCAATAAAAGCCGCATCAGGTATCATCTGGGGTATTACGTTACTAGTGTCCCAGCAGGTGACTATGCACGGCTAGAAGAAGCATTGAATTCTGTTCCTGATTCAGTGTTCAACGATAAGATCATTTATCAGATCAATCGTTGTGACGCTGCAGAGAAGAAAACACAGCTTGCTTCTTATGAGGATGACTTCACTCCTCCAAGCACAAGAGTCGAAGGTATTGTGGGAGACGTTGATCGTACGATTCGCTCCAGCAATGTCAAGGATGCTTTGAAAGTATGGGACGAAGTTTATCTGTATGAGACTAATCGTCTTGCACAGATTCTTTATGTACCTAACTACAAAGATCCCTTCCAGGCACGTTATCGCTATGAGCGTTCTGGAGCAGAATTTATCATGGCTCTACCAGGTCCAGCTGATACAGCAGTGGGCGCAAACCTTTACCTTCGCGTTAACTACAGATAGCCATGAGTCAATTACTTAATATCTTAAAAGGTGCCTACAATGTTGGCCGTCCTATCGCAAGAAAGGCAGGTTTAGATACATTAACCAACCCTCAAACATACATTGGCTTAGCTGATGATGTAACGAACACTCTTGGGAGGATGATCCCTAAAGGATTACAAGGAGTTAATATCCAAAACGCACCAATGCGTCTCTTGGGAGAAGTAAGTGACATTGCCAATATGGCACCAGGTGCAGCTAGAGAAGCTGCTCGCAATCAGACTGCACGGAACTTCCGCATGGCAGACAGGCTAGGCGATGCTGTCCGCCCTGCAGGCCAAGGTGCATCAGGTGCGTTAAGAGCCCCTAACGTTGGCAATGCAACCCCACGTCCAATCGTACCAACAAGTGCGCCTGCTACACAGCTTCCACAGGTCGGTGGTCCTTTAGCGCGTGACTATGCTTTAGGCCGTAGTTCAGGTGCTGTCAATGAAATGGCACAAATACGTAAAGCATTACAACAAGTACCTACCAAAGCAAAAGGTTTGTTTAGTGGACTTTCTAAAGGAAACATTGCAGCGAATCTTATTGGCGGTGGAGTAGATATTACTACCCGATTAAATGCTGGAGAAAACCCCGTTGATGCAGTAGGTCGCACAATCTTTGGAACAGCAGGAGGCATTGCTGGTGGCTTTGGTGCAGGTTTACTTGGCTTACCTACAGGGCCAGGAGCCGTCGCTGCTTCGTTGGCAGGAAGTGGAACAGGTTATGTCGCAGGTTCAAATGCATATGACTTCTTAAAACAAGAAATGTTCCCTACTGTCCCACAGGACATCATTGATATAAGAAATAGAAGGCTTGCAAAAGAAGGTAAAAAACCAAGCAACTCTGAAACTAA